CCTTGATAAAAGAGCTGCACATGAATTAGGCTTAATTAGTAAAGAAGAATTACTTGATAATAATATCATATATGCCAGTGCAAGTATGAAATATGAAAATGGAAAAAATAGATATTTGTACAGCACTGATGTTTTAGATCAAATACGTACCGATTATGTTTTAAGATTATTAGATCCTCATTTACATGTTATACCTGAAATTGGAATTTCATTGAGTCAGCAGCAAGAATTAATTAAAGAAGTCAAACGCATTATTAGTGCACTTAAACAAAATAAGAATTTTTCTTTTGACTATGCAGATTACAATAATCAACATACAATATATTGTCTGGTAATGAATTGGATAGTTTTAAAAGAATTATTACCTAAATTTTTTGGGCACAGAGCTGATGATTATGTAAAAATTCTAGAAGTAAAAATAGCTACTACATACAATACATTTGTTGGTAAATTAGGTCCTACTGGAACCATTTCTAAAATTATGGGTACTTTATTATCTGGCAGTCGTGAGACAGCGTACATAAACACTAATAATAATGTAGCCTATTCCAGAACTATTGCGAGAAATATGCAAGAGATGTTAAATATGGATGTATTAGTATGGTTAGATGCTGTGGGAGATGATCAAACTGGCGAAACACATAGTCAATTTGAAAGTATATTATTAATATTATTTATGTTAGTAGTAGGATGTGAAGGTGCTACTAATAAAATAATTTTAGGAATTGAATTTTTAAGAAAGAAATATTATGCGAGTGGCAATGTATTAGGCTATTTGAATCGTTCAATTGCTAATATGGTTAGTAGAGATCAAAATCGAGCTGAACGAGTTGATCGTCAAAATATTCCAACTTCACTAATAACACAATTAAGAAAAGTTGTTGCTAGAGGAGGAGATGTTGAAAGTTTAGATATTTATTATAGATGGGTAATTGAAAATAAGTGTACATTTGAATATGAAGGCAAAACTGTTAAAATGCCTTTGAGTTATATTTTTGCAAAGAAATCAGATGGTGGATTAGGCGTTAAACCATTAATTGGAGAATTTTTACCATATAAGATAACCAGCCCAGGCAGTTTACCAAAAATTAACATTCAAGACAGTTCACAAGTTGTAAGTGGTATGAGTTTAGATTTAATAGAATATGTCAAAGCCAAATTTGATATTTCACTTGCACATGAAAATGCACTTCTATTAAATATGCGACAAAAAAATCTAATAAATTTAGCAAGTAGTAGTGATAAGAAAGATTGGTATGGTAAAATTGCACAGTATTATGAGAATCTTAAAATTGATAGGATAGTGAGTAGTGATGATTATGGAATAGGTACAATATTGAAGAAAATAAATACTGAAATTTTTGATTTATTTAAAAATGAAAAAATGATAATCCAGTATGTTAATCCAATTAGTCAAATACAAAGTATAATAGCAAAAACAGAAATAAAAAATTATGATATATTTAATAATCTATTAGCACAAGTTAAAGATACATACAACATGGGAGATTTGGCAGCTCTAACTTATGTATTAAAGAAATATTTACATGATGATAAATTATTAGCAATGATATCAATGATAATTGTTAAGTGTGGTATTATATTTTTAATGAAAATACTAAGTAACGATGTGCAGTACAATTCTATTCTAGAAGGATATGTGCGTGACACTATTTTAGTATTCATACACGAATATGTCATTAACTATTTTGTGACAGATAATGAAATAAACAATAAAATAGATATAAATTTAGAAAATTTAGTTAAATTGATGGAAGCAGTGGAAAGCAATTTCTTACATAGCATGGGTCATGGTGAGATATGGTTATATATTAAACCTTAGATTGATGCTTATGATAGCTAACATTAACATTTAACA